AAATAATGAGTACTTGCTTTGTAGTCACCAGAACACCACTTCTGTTTAGGACCTAGTCTGGAAAGAAAATTTATCATTTCCTCGTCGTCAATAGGTTTCCCTATATATTCGAACTGTTTTATTCTTTTTAAAGTAGAATGAAGCTTCTTTTGTATTGGTGATAATGCATATTGCGTCATTGGTTGACCTTTGGTAATTATTCGGGCCTTAAAGGCCTCTGACAGGACAACCGGAGAAGCCAAAGGATTCTCCTGTAATGCTAATTGGAATATCGCGTCGCGGTAGGGTACTAGGAATTCCTCCAGTTTGGTAATGTCCATCACATTGATGACATACTCTGTTGGACTTCCCCCACACGACAATCGCAAATACTCCTCATTTTTATCAATATCACGTTGCGACTTTTCCCCTCGAATTCCAAAGGATTCGGAGAGTTGACCTAGAACTTGTGATACTTCTGTTCCCATATCTATCTGTGTTTCTCTTAAGACTTGCTTAGGCACAGGTACATCGATCTTTGACTTGATTCCAGTCATACGATCTTGGATTATAACGTTTCGTGCAACAGGTGGCATCTTTGATCTCAACTCATCAGATACTTCATTGAATAGTTCAATAAGTACCGGATCGGTTTTAAGAGAAGATACTGAACCTCCGTTCGGCCGTTTACTCCAATAGTTAGCAGAAGTTGATGGAAATGTAGGCTTATAATAGTCTTTTCGCGTGAATGATGTATTTCCAAAAATATCATCCACAACCTCGTTTGATTGATTAATAATTTCCTCTTGTCCAAAAGGGTAGAGATAAGTATAACCAATTTCTCGAATAGCTTGATAGGCATCTTTGATAGTCTTCCACTCCGATTCTAAAAGATAGAAGGGTTTTGTAAGATTATCAGGAATGACATCAAATGTATCTTGAGTGACAGCTAGTGAAACCTCTCTGGGAGGAGGTGGTTTCGTTGTTAGAACAACTAGTGTCTCTTTTAATTCATCAGCAAGCATTTCTTTAGGAACTTTCGGCATCCCTTTTTTAAGGATGTTGATGGTTGCCAGATAGTCTCCATAGACTTGTCTTGAAGATCTGGACTTTAACGCTTGATAAGCATCATGGTAGATGCCTCCCAAGAGACCATCGGACCGAAAGAATATGTCGAGGTGTCGACTATGCCCATAATTAAGTTCTGGCTGTTGTTTCGCCTGGTTTTTAACTTCCAGACAGAGAAAAGCAGCTAGCTTCCATTTTAAGAGCTTGACCCAAGCATAAGTGCAGGTTGGGTTCTTTTGTTGGAACAACAAGAATTGGTGTATTGTTTTATACTTGACACTAGCGATGTTAACAGCTATGTCTTCTTGAGTCCATCGATTCCCAGTGCCGATCAAGTTGAAAGGCATCCCGTGAATCATATAAGATTTCTCAAACAGATCATAAATCTTGATTGAGTTTTCCACTTCTTCTTCAGTAAGAGAATACTTCGCCTGTAAAAGGTTGGAGTTCTCTAGCTTAAAGACCCCAAGTTGTTTACCCAACTTGGAGAATTTTTGCTCTGAATAGGAGAGGCAGTGAGAGCTGACCAGGCTCTCGTTGTTCATTTGTATCCACAGATCGTGGATTTTCTTATAAAATTCGCTTTGCATACTGAAAAGTTGTAAAGAG